AGAACCAACTACGATATTAACTCTTACGACAATAAAAGAAACGGCATAAGAATTACAAATACTATTGGTTGCGCTGTTAGAGGTGTGTCTAATGCAAACGGTAGAAATACAGCTTTAGGCACAACAGATAGAGTCGGTGTTTTAGTGGGTAACAGTAACGAGCTTTTACGTTTGGATGTAGTAAGCAATGGAAGTTATTTAGGAGTAAACTATCAAGCTTACGGTTTTAATATTTCAAACGCGGCATTTCCTGTTTGTGTTGCAGGTTGTTTTGCAGACAATAACTTTACAGCAGACTGGTTAATTACAACGCCAGCAAATATAATTAAAGACACTAACGCACCATAAGGTTTATATGAATATTATACAAACATTTGCAGAGCTACAAGCAGGTCGTCCTTTTTTGGGGGCGAATTACTCCTGTGTTGAAAGAGCTAATGCAGAATACACAGTTCAAGCCGCCGGTTACGTTGCTTTAGCTGGTGATGTTACTTTTGCTAATAGTTTAATAGGGGCTTTAACTAATGGGTTTGGTGAGCCAGAAAAACTAGGCGCATTTGCAGATAGTGTCACTAATGACGCTGTATTTATTAATAACTGCATACAAAGATATGGCTACGCTAATTTAAGAGATGGTAAATTTGCGATATCACAACAAATTTTAATAGATGCTGATACTCAAGCTTTGCTCGGCTGGGGTTCAGCTTTAGCGGAAATAATACCAACAACAAATTTTGGCACTTTTATAAAAGCAGCCAAGGCATCGGGCCCATTGCGAGGTTTAAATCTAACTGGATTTAGGGTTTACATGCCCCTAAGCAACGCAACGCAAACAAGTATTGAAATGGATGGTGTTAGAAACTTTGCAATTAATGATGTAATTATAGACAGAGGTTTTCAAGGGTTTAGATTTCTTGGTTGCTCTCAAGGTACTATTGATAACGCATTAGTAATATTTGAAAATGATAATGGAGGTAATACAACAGGTAGAAACTATATCACTATAGAAGAAACCACAAACGCTAACATAGTAACAAAGCATTGCGGGGATTTATTTTTTAGTAACTTTAATGGCCGCTGCGGCGGCACACCTTATACCGATATAGGTATTGAAATAAATTCAGGAGATGGCATATGGTTTAATAATTATCATATCGGCAATTGCTTAACTACAAATTTACTTATAGATGCAAATAGCGCGATTAGATGTACAGGCTTAAAGTTTTCTGACGGTTGGCATGATATAGGCTCAGGCAAGGGCACTCACATAAGAGGAACGACACCTTCCACTATTGGAAACTATACGTTTAACTCAGTTAGGCATCTTGGCGGTGGTACTGGTGATGTTGGCATGGAAATTGATGGTAGTGCAGGGAGTATTGTTGTAGATGGGGCTGACGCTAAATTTAGCGGTTACTTAAACGAAGGCGTTATTATAAAAGCCGCTTTCTCTGGTGACGCAAAGATAACAGCAAGAGTTGACGGCAATTCTTTGGTTGGGTCAGGAACTAGGGACGGAATAAAAGATGAATCAGCAACATCAAGAACCTACATAAAAGACTGTATTGTGTCGGGTGTAAATCATAGATACCACATAAACGCCCAACAATCTAAAGTCGGTCTTACTATTTGTGATAACGACGTATCAATAAACGCAGCAGCAACAGGCAGTATTGCATACATTCCCAGAACAGGAATAAGAGTAGAAAATAACAAAGGATACAATCCAACAAATTCAATAAGTCCAGCAGTGGGCGCTTCACCCTTTACATATCAAAATACAAGAGGCTACCCTATACAGGTCTTAATATATGGAGGTACAGGAGTTTCGTTTAATTTAAATGGCGTATCTCTAGGGGGAGGTAAATCAGATATATCAACAATTTTAGCGGCAGGTGACAATATTATTGTGACATATAGCACTACACCTTTTTTCTATGCAATGGGATTATAAAAAATGACATATTCAAAATCAACACTAGAAGCACTAAAGAAACTAGGTTTTAATCACCCTGACTACGAGGGTTAAATGTCAGAATACAAATCAAGTACAGGTGTAGCTTTTACACAAGCATTGTTCTACGAATGGAATAATCCCGATGCTATATACACAATGCGAGATAGTGGTTTATCTGCTGTGTACGTAGCACGTAGTGGTAAGGAGTACCAATCACTGCCATACATCTTCCGTAATAGCAACAGTGAGTATGATTGTGCTATTGCAATGTTAGGTAGTTGGGAGCATTGGAGAAAGCTCTGTGGTCTTGAGTGGTTCATGACTGGCGCTATAATGAATACGCAGTTAAGTGGACTTAATGATTGGAGAGTAGAGAAAGACCTAGCAGAAGAGAGCAAGGCTAAAGAAGTTTTGATGAATGCAATTGAAGCAGGTGACATACAGGCGGCTAAGTTTATTTATGATAAGAAAACTAAAACTACCATTACCAAAGCGGGTAGACCAGAGAAGAAAATACCTACAAAAACTCAAGGTACAGTATTAACATTAGCAAAGAAATTAGAGAGTAAATGACTTTAGACGAAGTAAGAGCGAGTTGTGAAAACAGCTTATACTACTATGCACAAATGATGTTTCCTAACAGGTACTTCGGTGAAGTGCATGAGGAGATGTTCTTTTACTTCCAGAAGTCCTTAGAGAAGGGTATACAAGAAGGTGAAGGTGATAATGCTGCGGCTTTAATACCTCGTGACCACCAGAAGTCCTTTGGTATAGCAGTAGCGGCTTCATGGGTTATTACTAAGTTTCCTTACTTCACGCTTACGTACGTATCCTCTAACCCTACACTAGCTGAGAGACAGCTTACAGTAATAAAGAATATCTTTAAGAGTGATGCACACAGAGAGTTATGGGGGGAGATGCTTAACTACGAGATTAACCCTCGTACAAAGGAATACGAACACAAGCCCCTAGGTGGATGGACTAAGAGTGAAATAGCTGTAGACCACCCAGATAGACCTAAGAGTGAAAAAGACCCCACAGTAGCAGCTACAAGCGCAAAGAGTACTAACACTGGGGCGCACTATAAGATGTGTATCTTTGATGATTTGGTTACTAACGAGAACTACAAATCAGCAGCAGAGAGAGAAGAGATTAAAGAAGTGTATCAATCATACGCCTCAATTGCTACAACAGGTAGTATTAAGTGGATGGTAGGTACTAGGTACGGGGATAATGATTTATACTCCGACCTTAAATTAAAAGAGTATGAAACATTTGATGATGTAGGTAACGTAGTAGAAACAAAGCCACTATGGACTTGGTTTGAAAGAACAATAGAAGATAGCAAGAATAAAGACGGTAGTGGTAATTACATTTGGCCCAGACAGAAGATGCCAGATGGTAATTGGTACGGATTCAATAGAACAGAGCTTAGTAAGAAACGCAGTGAAGCCTTTAACTTAGAGTTGTTCTACTGCCAGTACTACAATGACCCCAATGCAGCTAGTGAAGCTAAGATTACTGCTGATTGCTTTATGTACTTACAACCTAACATGCTAGAGAACAGACAAGGAAAGTGGCACTATGGTAACAAAGAACTTAAGCTTTCTTGTGGTATGGATTTGGCTTTCAGTGAAGGCAGTGGAAACCGCAAGACTAAAAGGGATTACTCGTCAATTGCCGTTACAGCTTGGGATAATGAGGGATACTTATATATCCTTGAGTTACAAAGATTCCAAACAGCTAAAGCTGAAGTATATTACGAGAAGCTAATTGAGTTGCATGAGTACTGGGATTTTAGAGAAACAACAGTAGAGACTAACGCAGGTGGTATAGTCGTAGCTAACTTCATACAAGATGAGATACGTAGAGCAGGTCATACACTTGTTATTAAGCATCAGCACAAGAGTTCAGCTAGTGGTAACAAAGAAGAACGTAACGCGCAGTTGTTTGAACCTTTGTACAGAAACAAATCCGTATATCATACAAAAGGTGGTTATACTAAGTTGTTAGAAGAAGAATTAAGACTAACACGACCTCCACATGACGATTTAAAAGATAGTATATGGATAGCGATTAGTAACAGTAAAAGACCACATAAAGCAAAGTTTGCAACAAATAAAACAAATAGGAATGTTGTCCAAGCAGGTAGCAGATTCCTCAACAGGAGAAAGAGAGCTTGATTACTCTGAATTACAAAGACAAAGAAGCTTTAGCTGCTGGCATAGTTTCTAATTGGACAAAGTGGAATTCTGCAAGAACACAAGCTTGTGACCTTTGGGCAGAGATAGATGCTTACTT